TCTTGATCTATACTACCTAATAGCCATTGTCTAAAACTAATATCATATTGTTTGGTTAAAACATATAGATCCATAAAATTGCTATAACCTGGATCAATTCTGGCTTCATAATCAGCACTGTGTATATAATGGAATTTAAGACCTTTACGTCCTTGGTATACTTTATAGTCCAAACTTACTACAAATTTATTTAAAAGCATGTCATATTGAAATAATGTATCTGTATCATAGACATAAACATATTTTTTATCTATAAAATAATTAGATGGAATATTAGTAAAAGTATTAGCTATATGAATTAATATATTTCCGTCAGAACCTATATTTTCAATCCAAGCGTAATCTATTTGTCCTGTACTTGTTTCATACTTTTTAAGCACAACAAATTTATAAAGATCAGTAGTACTAGGACTTACAACTAAGTTAAAAATATCTGGATCATCTACAACACCATCATCATTGGAGTCTTTAAAGGTAATTTCAATTTTCTTGGTGTCGATGTATCCATCATTACCAATAAATTCATTTATTATTTCCCAATCTATTGAATAATTTAAAGGTGTATAAGGCGAATCTGGAATAGTATTAATGTTTAAAATACTAATTTTATCTTTTATAATTTTATTAGTTTTAGTGTCAAAAACTTTGTTAGTTTTATCATAATAAAATCTAATTTTTTTATCACTTTCAAATATGTAACGTAGGTTACGACTGCGTACAGTATATCTTTCTGTATCTGTAGTAAAACTCAATAACCAACTACTATCTAATTTTTGATTGCTAATATCTCCAGTTCTTCCTATATTGAAGGGATCTACAAGATTTAAGTTAGTATCAAATATTAATTGCCAAATTTTTGTATCTAAATCATAACGTAGACCAAAGTCTCTATTATTGAATATTAAATCATTCATTAATGTTACTGTGACGTCATCTAATGTTATAGTCCATTTTGGTATAATTTCAGTGATTATGGCATTATTAGGAATTTTTTCATTTAATGTGATAGGTCCGCTACCATCATCTAAACTTTCAACTAACCCATCATTGGTTATAGTTACTAGTTTAGCCCAAATGTATTTGGTAGTGTTAGGTAAGTTTGAATTTACTAATCTATTATTTTCTGAGCGTAAAAAAACATAATTATCAGGAGCAACAAATTTTAATAAAGCACCTGACTCTAAACTTTTAAATGTGTTATTTGAATTATATCCAAGTATAACTTGATCATTATTTTTAAATTTACCTGTGCTATAATTTGTACCTTCAGTATTTTGCTGCCATATGATGCGTGATTCAGCACTTAAATCTAAAACAATTCTACCAAATTTTTGATAATAATAATTACGAATACTAATTTTACTTAGATAAGGTAATACTTGATTTATAATTACAGCCTGTATATCTACACGATTTTTATAGGTAAATCTAAAACTGTCTTCATATTCTTCTCTATAAATTATACCATCATCACTAAATAAATCAGTACTACTGTATTTGCCTGTTGGATCTATAAGATCAAAATATCTACTGATACCACTACTTGATCTATTAACAGCTTTAATTTTTAAAACATCTTGATCTACACTTAGAGGACTAATATTATAATCTTCCGCTGTGATCATTCTATTTTGAGTGTAGTATGTAGCAGGAGCCTTAGCCTTAATTTCATCATCACTTTCGCTAGGACTGCTGTTAGATACACTGGTTTGTAGACTCATCGCTATGCTTAATACTTCTAATTGCCCTGTATTTGATAGATAACTTACATCCACACTGACACTACGCATATCTTTTGGATTAATTGTATAGCTTACACCATTACTAGTTCTATAATATATTCTAAAAGTACCTAATGGAAGATTACCGAATACGCCATCACTAAAAACTAAACTTATTCTATCATTAGTTCTAGTAATAATATTATAGATATTTTTTATATTCTTTTTTACACTGTTATAGATAATATTATTAGCTTCAAAGTTTGTAACTTTGTCCCAGTATTCGCTTTCACTACCGTTGGCATTGAGTTTGTATAACCATACATCACTATCATTTATATTAGTTGCATCAATATCTACTATTTCGTTAGTTGTTGGTTCACTTAATGTAAATGTACCCGTATTCAATCCACCTTGTTTGAACAATAAAAAGAAACCGTTACTGTTGCTGGCTGCACCTTTACCATCATCTCGGTATATAAAACTTAGTCTACGTCCAGCTAATGGTGGTTCTTCTTCGATATTATTATCTTTGATCACTGTACTTACTAGTTCAAAATTCATATTACGACCGTCAACTGCCTTGGTAAAAGCATATACAGGCACGCTTGTTCCTACAGTTTGCAATCTATATTGTTCAGTAGGTATATTGAATATTTTTTCTGATGAGTCTGGGCTACCAAATTGTGCAGTCATAGGCAATGCCGCATTAATTATTCTAATAAACTGATCTAACCAATTAGCGTTACTAGGATCATTCCAAGCAATTTCTTGATTACTGATGTTACGTCCATTACTATCTATAACATCTTCAGTGGTACTAATACTTTCCCATTTTAGTAAACCAGTAGCTGGTTTATTACGTTTAGCATTATAACTTAGAGTACGTGCTAATCTTAATATACTTTCTCTACGTTCTGCTAGTTCTAGAAAGTTTTCACGAGCATTTAGGTCCACACGAAAGGCAAAACTTTGACCTAAAAAAGCAATCATGTCTATGAGTGCTAGATATTCACTGCTTTCAATATAGTCATTAAAATCTTCAGGATAGTTTTCACGAAGATAGTTTATCATTACTCTACGCAAATTTTCAAAATCATAGCTGGTAAAATCAGCGTTTTTGAAACTTTGATAGATCCTCTTCCAATCTTCGGCTACAAGCAATCTATTTTGTCTATCAGTGGATGACATAAAACTTCCTTATTTCTTATTTATTAACCTATCAAACCCAAACTTTGATCAAATCTAAACCGTATTTTTTCACTGACATTATAGGGTAAATAGGTCAATTCACATTCGATTTGTATACCTGTTTGATAACTGCTTACAATGATACTATTAGCTTGTACCCTTGGATCGTAATTTATTATAGCTGTTACATTATCTAATACCAATTGTTTTACATCTTGTGTCAAAGGTTCAAAAATTAAATCCCATATTATAGTACCAAAAGTGGGATCATTTAATTTCTCACCTTGTCTAATATGAAAATGATTGAGTAAATCTTGTTTTATCAGGCTTAAATCATAAAGGCTAAAGTTTTCACTATCTGGGCTCACTGTGCTAAACCCCCTATAAGTTCTAGGCAAGGGTGGCTTTGATCCCCTACTATCACCTTTAACCACTGTATTTTCATATAATCTTTGTATGCTCATTATGTTTTGACCTTATTAAAAGTATCATACTTTGTAGTGTACTGTTTGAAAAAATCAGGAACTTTTAGTATACTTTCGCTATTACCTTCATATCTACCATCTATATCACGATCTGTTTTATCTGGCTTGAATTCTACAGGATCCAAATTTTCATGGTGACACCAAGGTTCCTTAATAGGTACTCTACGCATAATAGTTTGAAATAATTCACTACCTTCTTGATCTGGGACACTATGAGTTTTTAACATTTGAGGTAATTCTGCTTGACTGGCCATGGCAGCGGTGGCCGCCCTTGGCCCGTTCATATGAATCTGTGGTGCTGTTTCTATAATATTTCCTCCAGCTTGTGTTTCATTACTGCCACCACTAGTCATATAGATATGTCCACCTGCATTGAAGTCATAGTTACTGCCAACTTTGTGTAGGTAGTTAGTGTCAAATTGAATGTTTACATCTTGTTTGACCTTATGTTGAAATGTCATATCATAGGTTATATCAACATCTTTTTTGATGTGTATTTTTTGATTTTCTTCTACAATTAAGATACTATCTTTTAAAACATGTGTATGCATTTCTTCTTTTACTTTAATATTAAAGTTACGTCCTGCTTCCATGTTTATATCTCGGTCAGCATATAGATTAAAGTCGTTTTTAGCATGTACGTTTACACTGTCTTCAGTGAATATATCCATCTTTCCATCACTGCTTAATTCTATCCATGCTGTACCACGTGCATTTCCTATATAGATAAGGTCTTCACTATTGTGTAATAATATTTGATGTCCAGTGCGTGTGCGTATGCGTATGAGTTCATTGTGTAATATTTTTTTATCACCATCTAATTCATCATCCTCTACAGCAGCATAATCAGGTGGACCTTCACTAGCGTTTTTTCTACGTAGAAATTTGTCATCTCCATCATCCATAACAAAACTACTACCGCCTAACCTACTTATAGGCATTTTACTAACTTCGTCTTCGTGTTTACCTACTTTTCCTTTTGGGCCATCTTTGTCTATAGGTCCTGGTGTACTAATGCCTAATACAGCACTGGGCCATTCTCTACGAGCACTACTAGTGGTTATGCCTCTTACATCATCACGTAGTAAACCTTGATCTTTTAGTACTGTGGTAAATGGATGCTGTGGTTTTTCAATTCTGGTAGTATCTTTTTTGATTGGTAAGTCAGCTTTTTTATTGTATTCAGCTACAGGTACACGTTCTTCTTCTCCATCTTGATTAAAACTAGTAGCAGCATAGCCAGGTATCATAAAATTCATGTCTTTATCCTGTATGCTACCTATATAATATCCCCTAGCTGGATCACCATCTACAAAGAAACAGACCACTGTGGTACCTACATCTGGTGGTATGGCCCAAAATCCATAACTTTTTTGAGTTCCATTGTAATCGTTTACTTTGCTATTAAATTCTGCACTGGTAACACCTATGAATGGACTTACATATTTTACAGTGGCCAGTTGTCCTGTTCTTTTACGATCATTTCCGACTTGTCGTAATTTTTCTACTTGCAGGCTACCCATATAATCTGGATCTAAATGACTGACCACAATGGCCAATATCAGTCCATCTTCTTTACTAGTACCTTCACCTTCAAGAGTTGATCTATTAATTTCAGGCATTAGATAACTCCGTCATCTGGATAAACTGTTAGATCAGCATCAGAAGGAGGTGGTGGGCCAGTCAATATATCAGGTGCTGCTGGTGAAAC